AGAGCATTCTTCCTTTCTTTGGATCATAGAAAAAACGGGATTGCTCTATGTTGGATGTGGATTGATATATGTCCTTAATCGCCTCTGTGATCGGGGAAATACTAAAGCCAGGATCTATTACATATGCATTATCTATACCAGCAAAAAATGTTTGGGATCCTATTGTTACAATGGAATTAGGGGCAACGCAACCAAAGTTTTCTTCTGCTTCCATTAATGAATAATCGGCTGGATCAGTTGAAGGGACATCAAGCCTGTAAACACCACGCTCCATAAATACAACCAAGGACCCTAAGTGATCAACTAAACCAGTTATAGCTCCTCCCTGAGAATCCTTAACCTGGATATAGTTGACAATTGGCAACACATCTGGCTGCTGCAATTCAGAATATATAACCCAGTCTTCGTGGTCTTCTGAATCACCATCGGGGTCTAATCTGACATTTCCAACAAACTGACGGCCACCCATAAATGTTGAATACTTATGATTGACAGTTACCTTTGTTTTATTACCCAAAGGATGCAATGATTTATCATTTAGGTCATAATCATAAACCCATAGCGTTACATCATTATTACTAATTTCATAACGATACCCGTCTGTTAAAGATACAGTAAATTCAGATGTTTGAGTTAAGTCGCTGGTTACCTTAACGGCTTTTTTCATACTGTTAATAATCATTTCTTCAACGCTCTCTGACGAACTATATATTATTCGACCTGATGCTTCATTGGAGAACCAGTCCCAATCACTTTTATATAAAACATTGGGTCCTGCAAAACATCCGTCATCTGCACTATAACCAACATCAAAATTTGTTTCTCCCTGTCTAAGTACCGCTATTGTGTATGCACCATCAAATACTTTATTACTTCCACTAATAGTTGAATCGACTGTAAATAGACCCCCAGATGAAGTACCAGGCCAGGTAGAACTAGCAACTTCGAATTCTATTGCACCTGGATTTACTGGACCAGAGTTTGAGGAACCTATTATTATTCCTCTTGTACTAGCATCACCAGCACCCCAGTCAGTTGGTTCACTGGAGAGATCTCCAGAAATCCATACTTGATTGTCAAGTGGCGTAACTGATTCGGTTCCAAGATTGTCTTCATGGCTGGACTTTGTATTTAAAGGAATTGTCCTTATGTGATAGTAGACTGGGTCTATATTCCCAAGATCAGTATCTGAGTAAGATCTATAAACTTTAACCGCTGTAATCCTGGGGTTGAAATTGGCATCATTAGCCTTACTCATCTTTAATCCAACTCGCAATGATTTATTGTTGTTGGTTATCTCAGTATAAGAAAAACCTTCTGTTAATGGATGCTCCTGGTTGCCATCAAACACTGGAGCAAACTTATAATAATAAAAACCAGTTTGCCTGGTCCCTGTACCGATATCGGTTATTTTTTTATTCTCCCATACACCAGGTAAGTATGGTGTGGCATCATCATAATGCAAAGCATCGTGGCTATGATTCCCAAAAAAATATTCACGATCTATATGCTGATATATACCAGCCTTATTTAATAACCCATTGGCAAAGCGTAATATTCTTCCATAATTATTTATCCTGGAATCAGTAGTGGAAGCATTGAGGGCTTTAATATCAGCAGCAGAAGTGAAATCTGCAGCACATGTTCGTATCTTTTTAGCACTGGAATCATAATAAATCCATACTGGATTGGCTATATCCTGGGTGGTCCATTTTATAATCTGCTCTACATTGTCACCAGTAAGAGTGATATCATTCCCCCGACCCTTTCTCTTAATGAATTTACCAGTTACATCATTCTCAAAATTGGTGCTTACAACTAAAGCACCTACAGCTATGTCTTCTGGATCTGCATTTGTGACAAGCCCTTTATCAAAGACTGGTATTGCCAACATGGTCATATAGCAGTATTCCCATACACATCAATTACAGTCTGGACACCAGTAATACCCTTGTGCCTGGATTGTACTCTCAATTGCTCCTTTTCAAATTCATACTTTGTTCGGAATGAGATTGCACTATTTACATCACCATTATCTTCTGCTATTGCTGCCTTTGCATAAGAAACTAAATAAGTATGATAATTCTCTGGAATAACTGGACTGGTACCTGGGCTATCATAATTATAGACAGCACCCCTTACATCAGCCATTCCACCCAAACCAATGTCCTGCCAGTTAGTGATTAATGTACTCCAATTATTACTATAACTTGTTAACCACATATTCATTTCATTGCTTGTTGCAACAATAACTTCATTATCCTGGAAGGTACCACTTATACCACTCAATACCAGGGTGGCTGTCTTTTGGGACACATTTACTCGATCTGCTACAGTTGCAGTAGCATCAGATGTTCTCCCCAGGATTGGGTCTCCAATATAAAATTGGTCAGACTCCAGGTCATCAAATTGTAAATATTTATATGTTGTAGCAGAGTCCAACTGAGCTGGTCTTGCTACATACGAAAACGAGATAACACCAATATTAGAACATGCTGGGAATAAATACATTTTTTCACCACGAATGAAAAAGTATTCTGTTCTCCCTTTTTTTACATTGCCATCAGTTTTATATCTGGAAAAATCTTCAAAATGAGCAAGTCTCTCCAGGGTTTTTGTTTTGTATTCTACATTCCCGACAAGCTCTATAAAATCTTTTGGAAGTGTGATAAAGTCATCATCACTATAAGGCATGAAAGCAAAATTTTTAATATGGCACTTGGTCCCTAAAGCAAAGTCTTCTTCAGCTTCCTGAAGATATTTTTTAACCTTGACTCTCGGAACTCCAGAACCGAAGGTTGTTAATACCCTATCGGTTAACGATTCCCAGGTCATGGTTTAAGCCCTCCCTTTAGTACCTATTCCACTGGGTGCTTCAGCCGCATATCTTGCATTCAGAGTATCTATTTGTGTTTTTGCATTTGTATATGCCGATGCTGCCTGGTCTGCTTTAGCATCCATCTTCCATAGCTGGGATTCAGCCAGGTCTACCACAGCTTCATGCAGCGAAACATTTAATGTACATTCATTAGTATTTGCACCAATCGCAGCTGGGGCTTTTAAATACCAAACATCGATTCCATCGGTGGCACCTGGACCATCAACATAAATTGTTGAAGAAAACACATATCCAACAGGATTTGTTGCACTTCCAGCGAGATAAGTATTCTCCAATTTTTTTTGATCGCCTGGGTCTATCATAGTGGCCCATTTTCCAGCATTTTTCTTAACTGCAATAATCCCGTTTCTTATTGGAGTACTTGTTAATGCAGAAAAAGCCAGAGCATTAGCAGTCATACTTTTATTGGAGTCTATTACCTGTAATTCAGATAGGTACCCATTGTGGACCAAATTAACTACGGTTTTTTGAGCAATATTTAGGGCATCAAGTTTTGCGGACTGAGTAAAAGATGATTCTGATGGGTCCGACACCCGTAGACCTAAAGTGGATAACATTTCGTTACCAGTCATTTTTAAATTCCTTGTTTAAAAAACTGGGTTGGCCAAGCAAAAGACCAACCCAGTTTTTGTATTGTGTAAAAGGGTTTAACTTCCTGTGAGAATTTCCCAAGCACCAGTAGTAGCAGTATCTGCAGTAATACAGGTATGCATTTTTCCAGTACTTACATTCACATAGACGGAACCTTTAACAGCTTTATGGTTTGGCACACCTTCGCCAGTGTAGAAATGAATTCCACCTATAGCAGTGTATACAAAACCTCCAGCATCCCTTTCACCAAGCATTCCAGATTTTCTCTGGTCAGATGCAACTTGTGCAGTAGCCATTTTAAATCCTCCTATTAATACGCAGTAGGTAAGCCAGTAATCTTTCCTTGGCGAGAAGGATTTGAACAAGTCAAAGCTCCAAGCCATAAGATCTTAGCTACCGCTGCATCTTGGTTAACGGGTTTCTGAAAACCTTCAAATTTGAAGTTCCTCTTACGATGGTGTCTGAATTGCAGATATTTCTCATTCAGCATGAACATCATCCCTGCAGGACAATGATCATCGATAACAACAGGTGTTCCACGATACATCAGATTCTGAAAACCAGCA